GTGGTTCTGGAGGGGACCATCGTTGAGCCACTCATCCCGGCCGAACTGTGGGAGAAGGCCAATCCATCGATGGGCTATCACGTGCAGATCAGCCGTGAGGTCTACGAGATGGAGCAGCGACTAGCTGAGCAATGGGTAAGCATGTGGGACTCAACGAAGGAATGGATGAGCAAGCAGCAAGAGCTTTCCAACCTCGTGAACTCGTGGGATCAAAAGGGTTTTTTCAGAGCACGCCCGGAGCCCACGGCTCTCTTCCACTCCGTTTTTCTGCGTAGATTCCAGAAGGGAGCAGCACAATGAGCCTTACAGAAATCGGCCGGCTGATCTTCGTTGGCTTCGTGATCGCCATGGCTGGCATCGGCGCTGGCTGCTCGTTCGCTTGGATCTGGGATCGCGTTTCGCACGCCGGGCCGGGCTTGTGGTTCTGGCGGCGCACGAAGAGCCGGGAAGCAGACCGGGCGGCTAGCTGGCTGCTTCCAAGGATCTCGGATCTTGGGAGGCTGGCACATCTCAGCGAACGAGACGGGTTTATCCGCTCGGCCGATCACTTCCGGATGGAACAGCGGTTGCTCATGGCCGTGCTCCATGACATTGAAATTCAACTCACCGGGGACACTCGGACAATCTTTATCGGGGAGGGATCATGACAACCACGCTGGAGGAAGTCCCGGCCGGAGTCTTTGAGGAAACTCAGTCATGGGCCGAAGATTTCGAGATGAAAGCCGTGCCGCGCTTTTGCTCGGAGATCCCGGAAGGCACGGACATTGAAGCGGCGCGTAAGGGCGCGTGGCTCCAGCGTCTCCCGATCACTCCGCAGGGCATCATCGTTGCCGGTGTCATGCAGTCCAGGCACCCTAACCGGCGCATCCGTTACAAGCAGGTCACCATACAGATCCCGCGTCGATCCACGAAGACAACCACGATTCAAAACGTGTTGCTCGGCCGGTGCGCCACGATGCCCGGCTATCAGGTTGTTTCGACGGCGCAGGACGGCACGCGAGCTTCCCAGTTCTTCCGGGACATGATGGATCTCATCCTTGATCATGCCAACGAGATCATGGAGCAGCGGAACGAAGAGCGGGAAGCCGCGTGGGACGGCGAAGGTAAAGAGCCCGAAGAGTTCACCCAAAAGCAAGCGCTGGCGGAGCTCGGTATTCGGACGATGTATTTCTCCCAGCAACGCGAGTACATCAAGTGGCGCAACGGCTCCAAGTGGCGCGTGGCGAAGCCCGAAGCCGGTTCGCTCCGTGGCGGTGCTGCACACGCTATCTGGTTCGATGAGGGCGGCGAGCTTGACCCGGAGACGGCTCCGAAGCTGGTTGCCGGTGCGCTTCCCATGATGGACACGAAGCCGGAAGGTCAAGTGATCGTGTCCGGCACGCCGGGCGAAGCGCGGACGGGCTTGTTCTGGAACCAATTGGAAAAGGCCAGGGCAGCTAAAGACAAGCTCGGCATCGTGGACTACAGCGCGGATGACTTCTGTGATCCCACGGACGAAGCCGTATGGTGGCGCACTCACCCCGGTCTTGCTTGTGGGCTCACGGATATTGACACGATCCGGGAGAGGTTCGACGAAGAGACGGGAATGCCGCTTCCGGAGTTCATGCGCGAGTACCTTTGCATCTGGCCTCCGGACTCATCCGTTACCGCCTTGGATCTCCAGAAGTGGGGAATCACTCACGACGAGCTCACGCTAGAGGCACCGTCAGACGTTCCGGTGGGCATCGGCTGGGACGTGGCTATCGGCGGTGGCTCCGCTGCTGTAGCGGCCGCGTGGCTGGACGAGAATGACGAGCCTCATATTCAGATCCTCCGGCACCGGGCCGGGAGCCAGTGGCTCCCCGGCTACGTCGGTAAGGGCATCAAAGCTATCCCGCGTCTGAATGTCGCCTATGACTCCATCGGGCAAAACATCGTGGTAGCTCAGGCGCTCGGCCGGATGCCGCAAGTCAAGACGAACCGTGTCAAGGCTCTGAGCATGAAAGACGTTTCAGCGGCAACCGCGCTGCTGGCTCAATCCGTGGATCTCATGACGTTGCACCATGGCAAGCACGCCGGGCTTGATACGGCCGTCAAGAATGCCACATGGAGGAACCCGGACGGGAACCGTCTGTTCATGAGAAAGAATGGCGCGGACCTTTCAACGTTGCTCGCGGCCGTAGCGGCTCTTTCCGCAGCCTCTACAGCGGCACGTAGAAGCTCGCTCACAATCCCGGACGCGGCCACCGGATAGCGTCAAGCCGGGCTTGACACTCGAAAGGGTGTCAAGCCAAGCTTGACGGCATGGGAGCCAGACGGAAGCAGACATACGAAACCACGGAGTACGCCGCCATGCTCGGCCGGATGCTCACGGCGTACGGCCGGAGAGTGGCAGACGCGGACATAGAGGATCTGACGGAGATGTTTGAGCTCCGGGATCAGTGGGAATCCGTGGTGGCTAAGGCCGTCGCCGGGCAGCGGGAGCAGCACGGCCGGTCATGGGCTGACATCGGCAAGGCTGCTGGCACGACGCGCCAAGCCGCGCAGATGCGCTGGGGGAAAACAGATCAAACCAAACCATAACAACCCAAACCGGACCGAACCGGGCTAATCCAACCCTTACCAAAGTAACCCGCGCCATTTCACACTTCCGAAGTGGCGCGGGTTTTGTCTTGCAATCTTTCCTCTGTGGGAATCCTTGAGAAAGCAAGCAAAATTTGGAACTGGTCAAGCTCGACCGGCTTCCAGCAAAGCCAGAATATGAGCAGTCCGTTTGCCACTGGCACGGGCCTTGCTCCGGTCATTGCATCGGATCTTGGCTACTTCACGACCGGGGGCCGGGCTACCGCCATTGAGGCGCTTTCCTGCCCTCCGATCTACCGGGGCATTGCCGCGCTCGTGACGCTCATCTCCGATCTGAAGCTGATCTACGAAGACGGCACGGAGCTCTCCGAAGCTGACAAGTGGATGAACGAATCGCCCGGTTCCATCACGCCCGGCCAGCGTCACGCGGCGCTCTTGATTGATCTCATGCTGGAGCGGGATTCGGTCTACTGGGTGGAGCGTGACGGGGATCTCATCACGTCGGCGTTGAAGCTTCCGCGTGAGTGCTGGCAACTGGACTGGCGCGGAAACGTCGTCATCAACGGCGAATCGATCTCGAATCAAAGCCAGTTCATCTATTTCCAGTCGCTCATGCCGCTGGGCTTGCTCGACGCCGCAGCGGCCAGCATTGAGCATTACCTTGACTTGCGGCAGACCATCCGCAGCCGCTCCAAGAACCCGATGCCGCTTGTAGAGCTCCACGTGACACAGGAGTTTGAAGGCACCGCGAAGGAGCTTGCGGACACTCAGGAGCGTTGGGCTAAGGCTCGGCAAGCCGAAAACGGCGCGGTTGCCATTACGCCGTTGGGCATTCAACTCATCATCCACAAGCCCGAAGACGGCGGAGCCATGCTCTCCACGGCTCGGAATGATGTGCGCCTGGACTTCGCTAACTTCCTCAACCTCGCAGCCTCGCTGCTGGAGGGAGCTAACGGCGCGTCCGGAACCTACGAGAACACGCTCCAAGCAAAGGACGAGCTCATCACGCTCTCGCTGATGACATTCCTCGCGCCGATCCAACAGCGCTACTCGCAGCCGGACGTGACCAAATCCGGGAAGCCGATCAAGTTCGATCTCTCGGGCCTTACCGGGGCGATTGAGACGGCGAAGGGCAATATCGGCGCGGCGCTTGCTCCGGAAGTTGTAGAGAAGCCACAGCCTGGCGCAGCTGCCGGCGGCGACGAAAACCCCTAGAACACGCGGACTTGCCTAGTCCGGGTTTGTATGGATCACACAAAACAGAAAGAGACGGCATGAAATTCTACGGCGAACTACTCACCGCGTCCGAAGAGGGGAGGGTGCTTGAATACAACCTCTTGACGTTCGGAGAGCGCGGCCGCACGAACATGGGCGCGGTAACCGTGGACTCTGGAGCCTTGCAGATCCCGGCCGGACAGATGCCCGTCAACGACGAGCACCACCCCGGCGTGCCGGTGGGCTACATGACGACGGCGGAGCGGGACGGCCGCTTGATCGCTTCCGTTCACTACTTCGACACTCCCGAAGGTGAAGCAGCCTTTAGTGACGCGAAGAGCGGCAAGCGGCGCGGGATCTCCATGGAGGTTCTGAAACCTCTCGTGAGGGCCGGGAAGCTGCTTGCCGGTCTGCTATGCGGCGCTGGCATCGTCAAGTCTCCGGCGTTCCCTTCCAGCCTCATGCTGGCGGCGGACTTCGGCGAAGATCCGCAGGGCGCGGAGCAGCCGAACCCGGAAAGCCCGGAAGCGCTGGCCGAAGCGGCGGCCGTGGAGCTCGACGCCGAAGCGCTCCAAAAGCTCATTGAGGAAGCCATTCAGAAGGCACTCAACCCCGAAGAACCCAAAGCAAAGGAAGATCCCGAAGTGCCACAGAAGCTTGAAGCATCCGCCGTTCCGGCCAGCCTGGAGCAGTTCATTCAGTCCGTTGTAGCCAAGGGCAAGCCCGAAGCGAAGCAGGAGCAACAGCAGGAGCAGAAGCTCTACGCATCGGCTCCGAAGACGCTTACGGAGTTCTGCGACACACTCCGTGCCGTCAAGTCCGGAACCCTCGGTTCCAAGCTCACGGCCGCCATGGCGACCGTGACACAGGAAGACGTGCTTGATCCGGCCGCGCAGCCGCAGTGGCTCGGGGAGGTCTGGAACGATACGGAGTATTTCGAGCGTTACGCGGATCTCGTGACTCAGGTGGATCTGACATCGCTCACCGTCAAGGGCTGGGAATGGGTGGAAGGCATGACGCCTATTGCCGATGACTGGGACCCGTATGAGCAGGGCGACTATGACGCCGATCCGCTCGTGCCGTCCACTATGAATCAGATTCCCTCCACGGAGATTCAGGCCGTGGGCCGTGAGTGGACCGCCAAGCGCATTGCCGGTGGTAACAAGTTTGACCGGGCCGTGCTTGACTTCCCGGTTCCCGGCCAGATGGAAAGCTATATCCGGGAACAGGCCGAATACATCAAGATCCGGCGTGACGCTCGCGTTCGGGCTCACTTGATCGCGGCCGCGAAGATCATCACCGGCACCGGCAACGACGTTGCCAACCCGTGGCGGAAAATCATCCTCGGATCTCAGCACGTCATGGAAACCACCACTCCGACGTTCGCCATTGTCGGCAATGACATTTACCGCGAATTGCTGGGCTCGGACATGCTGGAAAACCTCGCGCTGCTGGAAACCTCGCTCGGCTTGAAAGAGGGCTCCATGTCCGGCTTCAAGATCCGCCCGGCCGCTATCACTGACGTAGCGCTCAACGGCCGCGTCTTCGTGGGATCTTCCAAGAAGGTTGTGCTCCATCAGACGGGCGGCGGCGCACCGATCCGCGTAGACGCTCAGGAGCTCGCTAACGGCTCCGTCGATAAGGCCGTCTTCGCTTACTACATGCTCCGCTCGGACTTGAAGGATCACACCCTCGCGCCGAACCAGACCACCAACCCGATCAAGAACGGACTGTTTGAGGTCAAGCAGTGATCTCCGCTAATCAGTGCCTGGAGAACGCAGCCAACGAGCTTGACGGCATCGACTACACCAAGCAAGAGGACTCGGAAATCACTCACCGCGTCAAGGTATCCACGGCGTGGCAGACGCTCGCCAAGACGATCAACCGTGAACAGGGTCCGGAGGAAGGGAAGTAATGGGATCTCCGCTAGTGCGCCAAGACGACTTGGAGCGAGAGAAGAAAAAACTGAATGACAAGATCAACCGCGTCAAGCGGGAAGTACGGGCCGAAGTGCTGGAGTATCTGGAGAGCTTGGGGCTCACGGGTCCGGCAACTGAGGCCGATCCGGACGCACCGGCCGGGGACGAGCTCGCGGAGGCTGGGGAGCCTGACGAAGCCGCTCCGGCCGGTGTGGGAGATCCGGAGGGGATCGCGCTTGTAGAGGCGATTCACGAGCGGAAAGCCGAAGCCAAGGACGCTACGGCGCTCTTCCCGGAGGAGTCCTGATATGGGCGAGCTCGTGGGATGGATCGATCCGGATACAGCTTTTGCCGATTGGGCAGACGCTCCGGAGCCGGAAGAGCTGCTACGGCTCACGAAGACGGCTTACATCAAAGCCGCAGCGTGGGCACCTAAGCCTCTTCCTCTTGGTACGCCGGAAGATCCAATCCCGGCGAACTATGAGACGGCGCAGATCCTACTCACGCAGCACCTCGCAGCACGCAAGCGAGCCGGAGACGGCCAAGGCTTCGGCGCGGACGGTTTCATGATGCAGACGTACCCGCTTGTCAGGGAAGCCTATGACGCTCTCCGGCCGAAGAGCTCCCCATTTGCGGGGCTGCTGTGAAGCCGGAGTCAGAGACTCCCCGCCAATACCTCGCGGACCAGTTCCGGGCAGATCAGCCGGGCTGGGACGTGAGGGATTGGCCAGCGGAGCCGCAGCGGCTCGGCAAGGGTGAGTACATGGTGAGTATCTGGCGCTCGGATCTCCGGCCGACTCCGGGAGTCCTGGGGATTGAGCATGAGCTCACGGTTCACGTCTACGGGCCGAAGGCTACCTACTCGGCCGCGACGGAGACGGAACTAGACGAGCTCATAGATCAGGTGTTGCTCTCCGTGGAGCGCTTGGAGGGGGCTCACTGGACGAGCGCCAAGCGCCAAAACTTCAGCGAAGACACGTTTACCGGCTTTGAGGTCTTAGTGACGATGATCTCCGGCAACCATTACCGCAAGAAAATCAAACAAGAAAGGTCCATTCCGTGACTCTCCAGCCACATAACGACGTCGTAATTGAAGACGTTATGCTCACGCTCGGCACGAAGGAGTTCAGCACCGCGCTGGATTCCATCACGCTGACTCCAACCACAACCAAGCTCCGCCGTACAGCGGTCAACGGCAAGAGCAAGACCCGCGTTCCGGCTCCGGATTGGGCTCTTGGGCTCACCTACGGGCAGGACTTCGATTCCACGGGTCTTTCTCACGAGCTCTTGACCAAGCACGGGCAGGAAGTACCGTTCACCCTCCAGCCGCTCGGTGACGCTGACGCGGCGGAAATTACCGGCTTCGTAACGCTGGAGGCCGGAGCCGTGGGCGGCGCTGCTAAGGCCATTGCGCAGTCCACGGTAACGCTCGACGTAAACGGCCAGCCGGTCTTTACGTGGAACACTCCGGCCTAGTCCGATGATTCAGCCAAGCGCGGCGAGCTCGCGCATGTTCCAAGCCGTCGCGCTTGCGCTGAAGCTCGTTGATCGGAATATCCGCAACGACATCAATAGAGAGTCCAGGGCGACTCTAAACCCGGTCTGGCGGGGCATCGTCGGTCTCAACGCAACTTCGGAAATGGACCGGCGCATCCTCGCTAAAGGGGCACGGGTAGCGCCGGGCAACCCGACGACGCTCATTGCGGCTTCCAGCAAGAAAGCTCTCTCCGGTGGGCTCGTGCCTGACGACAGGGCCACGGCCGCAGCGTTTGAGCTCGGAGCTCAGGAGCGAAACCGCGTCAAAACCTATGACCGTAAGAACCGCAGCGGGGCCGGATCTCACCGCGTCAAGCGCCACACAGCAAGGCAGATGCCAGCGCCAAGCAAGGGCCGCGTCGTCTACTCATCCTTTGCTGAAATCGCTCCCCGGATCACGTCCTTATGGATCCAAATTGTTGTTCGCAATATCTACGAAGCACACGAAGAAAGGTAAGCAACCATGGCAATGAAAGTTGAGGTTGTTTCCGACATCTCCAAGGTGGTTGCCGATGCCGGTAGCCTCGCGGACAAGTACAACGAAGTCTCGGATGAGCTCAAAGACCTAGCCAAAGCCGGGACCGACGCCGGTAAGAAAATCGAAAACGCCTTTGACGACGGGGCGAAGGAAGCCGGGAAGCTTGGCAAGGAACTTGACCGGGCCGGGGACGACGCAAAGACGCTGGAACGCAAGGTAGACAGCGCTTTCGATAAGGTCTCAGCCGATGCCAGGAAGGCCGGTAAGGACGTTGGGCAATCCACGAAACAGGGCTTTGAGGAAGCCTCCGAAGGCGCGGAAACCTTCAAGGAAAATGCCGCTTCCAACGCTAAGGAAGTAGCGGCCAGCTTTGACGGCTCGGCAGAAAGCATCTCGGACGGCATCCAAGGTCTCGTGGCTGAAATGCTGGAAGGCTTCGGCCCGGCCGGGCTCGTGGGAGGCGTGGCCTTTGCGGCCGGTATCGGTCTTGCCGCAGCGGCCATGACTGACAGCGCGGAGAAAGCAACTGCGCTCAAAGAAAAAGCCGTGGACATGGTGGACGCAATCACCGAAGCTGGCGGCAATCTCGGAGATCTCGACATAGCGGACAAGATCAAAGAGGCCGGGCGTGAGGTCATGGAAGACTTCTGGCTCACTCCATGGGTGGACGAGAGCAGCACCAAATTTCAGGAAGTAGCCAAAGACGCCAAGGAATTTGGGGTCTCCGTAAAAGACGCTGTCCGGGCCTCGTTCGGCTCGCTGGAAGACGCTCAGAAATTCCTCGATGAGACGGGCGACGACTGGCAAGACCTCACGAAAATCATCGATGACAACACCACGGTTACCGATCGTGGCGGGCGCATCATGAACGACACGGCCAAAGCCGCTGAGAAGAAAAAGAAAGCACTCTCGGATCTCCGGGGCGAAGCGCAATCCAACGTGGATACCACCAAAGACGCCATTGAGATCTACAACATTGAAAAGGAAGTGCTCGGAGGTACCGCGCAAACGGCGGAGGAAGCAGCCGAAGCAACGAAAAAACTTGCCGACGCCAAAGCAGACGCGGCCGGTAACGCCATGGATCTCATCACGGCCGAAAACGAGTACGCCGAAAAGCTCCCGCAACTGACCAAAGACATTGCCTCAAACGGTAAGACGCTCGACGTGAACACCGAAGCCGGACGCGCCAACAGGGATTCCCTCGTGGATCTGGCGAAGACTCAAACCGATCTTCGGGACTCCGCCATTTCGGCCGGCGAAGGGGTAGAGCAGGTAACCGCTCGCGTTCAGGTAAGCCGTGATGCCTTCATAGCAGCGGCCATAGCAGCCGGGGCCACCGATGAAGCGGCGGCGGCTCTGGCCGATACCTACGGGCTCATCCCGGCAGATGTGGCAACGCAGATCAAAGCCAACGGCACAGAGGAAACCAAAGCCGCCGTTGAGTCGATTCCAGGCGAAGTAAAAACAGACGTTCAGGTGAGCGCTACAGGGGCCGCAGAGACGCAAGCGCAAGTGGACGGCATCACCGGCAAGGAAGCTCCCATAGCCGTCACAGAGCAAGGCACGGCCGCTACCACGCAGGGCCGCATAGACGAGCTCAAAGGCAAAGACGTAAAGATCGACGTTCAGGACTTCAACACCGTCGCTCAGACGCAAGAGCGGATCAACGGGCTGCAGGGCCGTGACGTGAGGGTAAACCTCGTGATCGGTAATGAAGCTGACTTCCTCTTCAAGGTAAATCAACTCACCGCTCCCCGCGTCCAAATTGTCACGCTCTCACCCCGGGAAGGGGCACCCGTCGCGCCATGACGACCATAACCGCAATACCGAACCCGGAAGACGGATCGGTAAAACTCACCATCGTAAAAACCGAAGCTATCCCGGAGCTCATCCGCGCCGACGGCAACGGTACAAGCTTCGTCCGGGCCCGTGCCGGTAG